TATGGAGGGTTCTTGTTATACCAAAAAGTTGAAGGAATCGCAAATTTGGACTTAGGAGCAATAACTGAACAAATGCAAAAGACTTCTTCAGAAGTATTAAGAATTGAAGAACATGCTGATGCAATAAAGATAGAATTAAAAAAAGATATGACTGATTTACGCAATAGCCAATGGAATTTAGAGTCAAAAGTAGATACAAAATTACAGTCAGTAGATACTAAATTAACAAACTACGATACAAAATTAGATCGGTTTGAAATAAAAGTAGAGAAAACTAAAACAGATATAGAAAAAAGAATACAAGAGTCATTAGATAATCCACTAGCAAACTAAGGAGTTAATATGGGATATGGCAAAAAACCTAAAAAAAGATAATGGAAGAGAATATTAATAGGATGCAGTTGCAATTAGACAAGCACTCTGGACAAATAGCAAAGCTGTTTAGCAAGATTGACGATACTAATTTATGTATACAAAAAATTAACACCTCTTTGATGCAAATTAAATGGGGAGTCTATGGAGCATTAGGTTGGTATTTTATTACCGAAATAGGTTTTATGGAAGCAATAGGATTAGCATTATGATAGGATTTCTTACAAACATAGCACCAATAGCGTTAGGATTTATTGGTAAGTTGTTTGCTCTAAAAAGTCAAGCAGCACAAGAACAACAGAAAATGATGATACAGAATCTACAAGTACGCAATGATTCTATTAATCAAGCCAGAGAGATGGCAGCTAAAGAGAGTCCAATGGCTGCAATGAACCGAAGAATCATCATAATGGTGATCCTGGCATTGGTTATATTCACTCAAGTTGCACCTGTATTTTGGGATGTTCCGACAGTTATACCGACAGTAATAAAGGGTGCTAGTATATTAGGCTTTCAGTTAACTCCAGATGTGGTAGAATATGTGACTGTAGAAGGGATGTTAAAGTTTGATGAAATATTTAGATGGGCAACAATGATAATCGAATTCTACTTTGGAGCACAACTAGCAAAAGGTAGGTAATAAATGAAAAGAGCGATTGTTATACCCGATCAGCATTTTCCAATACATGATGAAAAAGCGGTCAAGGTTGTATTAAAGGCGATAGATTTTATTAAACCAGAGATATTTATTAATCTGGGTGATGTTGGAGAGTGGGAATCTGTATCAGGACATAAATACAAACGAAGAAAAAGACCACCATTAGAATACCAGCTTCCAGAGATAGATAAAGAAATTAAGGAAGTTAATAAACAAATAGATAGATTTGACAAAGTTTTAGATAGTGTTGGATGTAAAACTCGTCATATACTAGCTGGTAATCACGATGAATGGCTTGATGCGTTTGTAGAAGAGAATCCTTATTTAGATCAGTATAATTTTAGAAATGCGTGTAAATGGGATGAAAGAGGTTATGAGTATCGTAAATATAATGATGTTCTAACTATTGGTAAGTTGTCTTTTGTACATGGTGCTTATACAGGTGGTAATCATGCTAAGAAACATTTAGATGCTTACGGAACAAATTTAATGTATGGCCATGTACACGATGTGGCACGACATTCAGCGACAAGATTGTTAGATGGAAATATTAGTTCGTGGGCGATGGGTTGTTTGAAAGATATGTCGGCAGAAAACAACACATGGCTTAAAGGTAGATTACATAATTGGAATCATGCTTTTGGAATTGTAACTTTTTTTGATAATGGAAATTTTCAAGTAGAAGTTATAGATATTGTAAAAGGTAAATGCTCCGTTTGGGGAAATATAATTAAAGGATAGCTTATGACATATAGAGAGTTAATTAATCAAGTTCTTATAAGGCTTAGAGAAGATACTATTACTACCGATTGGGCTGGTAATATTAATGACTCTTCTAATGTATCTGCTTATCATAAACTTATAGGATCATTAGTTAACGATGCTAAAAGAAGTATGGAAGAAAGACATGATTGGTTAAACCTTAGAGAAACAGTTGATATATCTACTGTTAGTGGCACTAAAAATTACAACTTATCTTCTGGTCAAGAAATTAAGATTGTGGATGTCATAAACAACGATACAGGGCTACATTTGAATCAGGTAAGCAAAGTGTACATTAACACAATAAAGTACCCCACAGACGATACTGGTGAGCCTCTGTACTATGGTTTTAATGGTAGTGATTCTTCTAATAATTTAAAGGTAGATTTATCGCCAGTTCCTACAACGGCTCATACCTTATCATTTGATATTGTAAAGTATCAAGACGAATTGGCTACTGCTACAACTGTATTAAAAGTTCCTCCTAAACCAGTTATATTAGCTGCCTGGGCAAGAGCAATTGCAGAGCGTGGTGAAGATGGCGGTACACAGTCTAGTATTATGGCACAAGAGGCTAATGAAGCACTTAAACAAGCTATTATATTAGATAGTGGTAATACTCAATATGAAACGGATTGGTTTGTAAGTGAAAACCACAGTCATCAATATTCTGGCTCTTCAACTAATTTTAGATAATGGCTAAACAAATATCATATCAACCACTAACTGACATAGGTCTTAACGGTCTTAATACGCAAAGCAATCCTGCTTCGTTAGATACATCTTTTTTAACCAAAGCAGAGAATGTAGTTATTAGAGAGTCTGGTCGTATTGCATTTAGAAAAGGATTCAAACAAAAAGTATCACCTAGTGGAACATCTATTGGCTCTTTAATAGAGCATAAAGATCAAGGTACAAACAAAATATTTGCTAGTTATGGAACTTCTATATACACAGTAGACTTTACGGATACAGATGCTGCGTTTCCTAGTAGTGGTGCTGATGTTAAAAGAACGGTAACTAACTCAACAGGTGATTGGCAGTTTGTAAATTTTAACGACAGATTACATTGTTTTCATGCTGGGGCAGTTCCTCAACGATATGATGGTGCTTCAGATGCAGGAGAAAAATGGTCTGCTCATTACAACACTACTGCTATTAATGATGCTGGTAATATAAGTGATTCTGTTACAACAATTACAGTAGACAGTACAGTAGGTTTTCCACCTAATGGCAGAATTATAATTGAAAGTGAAATAATTTCTTATACAGGTATTACAGCCACAACATTTACTGGATGTACTAGGGGAGCAAGTAGCACTACTGCTGCTACACACAATGATAATGTAGCGGTTACAACATCAACTGTTCCTTCTGGAGTTCCTGCAAGTGGATTTAACCCTAGTTGCGGTATGGGATATTACGGTAGACTTTGGTGTGGTGGCGTAGCTTCAGCACCTGATATTGTTTATTGGTCAAATTTACTCGATGGTGATGACTGGTTGGACGGTGATGCTGGTGCAATAGATTTAAGCAAGATATGGGGAACAGATGAGATTGTAGCCATTGAACCTTTTTATGGTAAATTAGTTATATTTGGTAAAAACAATATTGTTATATATGATAGTCCAACTGCTGTAGGTAGTCTTGCTTTAAATGAAGTTATTAGAGGCGTAGGATGTGTTAGTAGAGATTCAATTAAAGCTATTGGTGATGATCTAGTATTTTGTTCAAACACAGGACTAAGGTCTTTAGCACGAACAACTGAAAAAGATAAACTACCTTTAATGGATTTAAGTGTAAATATTAAAGATACATTAATTAGAAACATAGGACAAAGCACAAATATTAAAAGTGTTTATGTTGAAAGCGAAGGCATTTATATTATGTCTTTTCCAATTCTTAATATTACTTATGTTTTTGACTTTAAACATTACACACCTAATAATGCACCAAGAGTAACAACATGGACTTTTGACAATGATAGAGAACCATCTAATATGGCGTATACAGTTTTGTATGGTTTATTAGTAGGTCAAAAAGATGGAGGACTTGCTGGTTATGAAGGTTATTATGATATTGATTTAGCTGCTGATGGAACTACTTTTTCCAATGCTTCTTATACAAGTGATATATCTACAACCTGGATTAATCTAGGAGAGTCTGTAGGGGCTTCTTTATTAAAAAGATTATTTATAGTTCTTGAGGGTGGCTCTGGTGCTACATTAGGTTTAAAGTGGTATAAAGATTTTAGCCCTACGCCCTCTACTACAACACAAATTACTTTAAATCCAGTAACAACAGGAAATACATCGTTATGGGGTGCTTCTAGTTCTTTATATGGAACTACAGTTGTTACACATACACACGATGCAGCAGTACATCCTAGTAACTCTACTTATGCACCTTTATATGGATTACAAGAATACAAAACACCACTTACAGGATCAGCTAAAAACCTAAAACTAGCAATATCTATTGAATCTAATGGATATGATGCTTCTTTGCAAGATTTAATTTTATTACATAAACAGGGGAAAATTCGATGAGTAATTATACACTCGCAGTATCTTGGTCTGGTAAGGATGCCCTTGCTGATTCAGATGCAGGTAAGGTAATATCTGGTGCTGACTTTAATACAGAGTTTACAGCAGTACAAACAGCCGTAAATACTAAAGCAGAATTGGCAGGAAGTGCTTCACAAGCATTTGCAGCAGTAACAGCTAGTTCTGGAACCAACACAACACAAGTAGCTACAACTGCTTTTGTTAAAACAGCTAATGATGCACAAACAGGTGTAACAGCAGCAATAGTAAACGCTCTAGTTTACCCAGTAGGCTCTATATACTTTAATATGGCAGTTGCTACAAACCCAGCTACTTTATTAGGAATGGGAACTTGGGTAGCTTATGGTGCTGGTAGAGTATTAGTAGGTAAAGCAGCTAGTGGAACATTTGATACACTTAATGAAGAACTAGGTTCTGAAACTGATTCACACGCATTGTCTATTGCTGAATTACCAGCTCACGGACATCCATATAGTGTAACAACCTCTTCTACTGCAACTTCAGGTTCGTCTGGTAGCTTTATGACATCTTCATCTGGTTCTACAGTAGGCCCGAATGATGGCTCAACCGCAGCTAGTGCAGGCAGTCAAATAGGTTCAGCAGGTAGTGGTTCAGCTCACTCACACGACATTTTACAACCATCAGTAACAGTTTATATGTGGAAACGCACAGCTTAATAGGAGATAGAAATGGCTTACGAACAATCAGCATTTAAAAGAACAACGCCAGCACAAAGAGGCTTTATCACACCAACAAGAAATAAAGGCGGTGTAATGAATAGACCTGGTTCAAATAATAATTTTGCTAATCTTATAGGTGCAGGTGCTGGATTGTTAACTGCTGGAAAAGATCCAGGGTATCAAGCACAAGAATATGCAGACCAACAATTATTATCTGAAAAAGTTTTGGGTTTAACAACTCCAAATATAGGAGGTATAGGTTATAACAATACTTATAATCAAGACACAGGATTTCAATCCACTTTAACAGAAGATAATCAAAATTTATACGACCAATCTGGCAATATAGCTGGAATGTTTGGGCAACAAATTGTGGATTATGGTTCTGGTGGTTTTCAAGCTATGGAACAAAGACAATTAGCTGCTCAACAAGCATTAGTTGCAGATGAAAATGAACTTAGAGCACAACAAATGCGAGAAAGGGATCTTAATACAGGTGCTAGTTTGTATCAACAATACTATGGTTCAAGAGCAGAAGGTGATAGAGTAAACCAACAAAATTTAGGTTTTATAAACAATGCCTTTGACAGGTCAATTGCGGGTGGACAATATCTTTCTGGTCAAAGAAACACAGCATTAACAGACAGAGCTAATATAGCTAGTCCTGGTAACACAATGCTTACCAATCAACTTTCAAAACTTGATGCTACTTCTAATTTAACAAATGAATCTGCTTCATTAACAGGAAAATATGATGCAATGGCAGCAGCAGACCAAGCAAAAAGAAAAGGTAAGAATAAGTTTTGGGGAAGTGTTTTAGAATTTGGTGGAAATATGATTGCTCCAGGTGCTGGAACAGTTGCTAAAGCTGCCTTATACGCATAGGAGATAATAATGGCAGAATACACTAACGATATGTTTGGCTTACAACAGCTAATGAGAGATGAAGAGGTAGATAAAGAAAAAGAAGCTATGTTATATGCTGTAAATTTAGCAGGTACTCCACGAGCAAGTATGTTAGCTAACACAATAGACATTGCTAAAGGTCAAGGTAATGCTTATGCTAATCTTGGTAGGATGCTTACAGGTGAAGGTGCTCCAGTTGACCCTAGAGTAGAAAGGATGCAAAAACTTCAAGCTATTCAACAAGAATTTCCCGAACCAGAAACTATGGCAGATTATCAAAAACTTGTTGGTGTGTTTAATAGAGCTGGTTTACCTGGTGAAGCACAAAAAGCACAAGCAATGGTTAATAGTATTAGATCATCTATGCCAAATCCTTCAAATGATTATAAAGCATATTCTGAAATGACAGATAACCCTACTCCCGAAGGTTTTAAAGCATGGTACAAAGAATTTAAAGGTGGAAACACTACAAACAAAACTACAAAACAAATGGCATTGGCTAATTTTATTAAATCTAAGCCTTATATAGATGGAACTAAAACTATAATGGATTTTGAAAAAGATTTTGAAGCAGCGGGCAGAGCTCCAACTTCTACCTCTATAACAGATCCAACAAAAATAGCAGAATCTAATATATTAAATGATTCAATTAATGATGCATATCAAATTTTATTAAATGATCCTGAAAATGAAGGTGTTCCATTAGAAGATTTAATGGAAGATGCTAAAGTTATTGGAAGTAATAAATTTTTAGAAGATAAAGAAACTACTACAAAAGGAGATACAAGTCAAAATGTAGATGATTTTATATATTGGTCAGATAAATATCCAGAAAAAAGTGATGATGATATACGAGAATTAGTCGCTTCAATGAAACCTACTTCACCTCAAAATATTTTATTAAATGAAAATAGAGCATTTAATAGAGAAGCAATAACATTAAGACAAGATGAAAGTAGAATTGATATGGCCGAAGCTAAAAGTAATCTGGTAAAAACTAACGCAATGCTAAATGCATATACAGTTGGTGCAGAATCTGGTTGGGGTAGAAAATGGTTACTTACAGGTAATAAAATTGGTCAAGATTTTTTTGGTTTACCGCAAACCGAAGCTGTGGTTGCTACGGAAGTATTAGAGTCTTTGTTTAAAGCCTACACATTAGATAGAATGGCTAAATTAAAGGGTACTCCTTCTGATAAAGATTTAGATACTGTAGAACTTGCTGGAGCAACTTTGGATAGAAGCAGGGCTGCAAATATGATTATTATAGAATTTGATGCTTTTCAACAACAAGAAAAAATTTGGCAAGGCCAGCATATGTTAAATTGGCATATAGATTTTATTAAAAAGAATGGAGAAGCCCCATCAGGAGCAGAATATGATCGATATTTAAATGCGTTTAGAAATCGAGGTGATGCTACAAAATGGAATGGAGAAGAAGAAGATAGATTAAGATTAGTAGATGCTTATGGTGCTAATGAATTTGGTGGGTTTGATAAACTTGCAAACCTTGATCTAAACAAAACTGAAAATCAAATTAAAATTGAAAAATTAATTAAGGAAGAGGATGATGAAGCTGCTGCTGCTGCTTTATTAGAATTTAATACAAATAGGCGACAATAATGGCAACAGATAATAGAACAAACCTAATGGATTCTGTAAAAGAAATCCCTGCGCAAGTATTGGGTTATGCTAAAAACACGCTTACACCTGAATCTGCATGGACTAAAGAAGAATCTGAATCAAGAGCTATAGATAGATCTGTTTATAGAAATGGTATGACTGCAATTATAAATAGATATAAAGGCAAAGAAGATCCAGCTTGGCAAAGCGAAAAAGGAAAAGTTGATTTAGAAACTATAGAAAAATATCAAAAAGAATTAAGGGGTGATTTAGAAATAAGTTACGATGAATTAACTTGGAATCCTAAATTTTTACAAGATGCAAGAACTATGTACAAAGCTGAATACGGGTTTGATTTTAGAGAGTCAGATCATAGATTAAAAGATTATGCGTTTAGTAAATTTAATGCTGTAGAACAAAACATTGGAATTACTGGTGGTGCTTTAGTTCTTGACAACATGTTTTATTCTGATTTTGATGAAAAGCAATTACAAGCCACAGCTAATGCATACAAAACTTTTACAGAAGTAGATTGGACAGGAAAAGGATCAAGAGATTTTGCTAGTCAATTTATAGATTTTTTTGGCAATACAGTAACTGATCCTGTAATGTATGGTACTGGATATACTGCTGGGTGGGTTGCAAAAGGAGCTAGATTAGCTGGTAAAAAACTATTTTCAAAAACTGTAGCAGATCATATGGCTAGTTTAATTGGACTTTCAGCTTATTCAGGATCATTAAGTGCTGCACATTCTTCAAATGTTCAAAATACACAAAAAGATTTAGGTTTAATAGATGAAGTTAGTGGGCTTCAAGTGGCTAGTGCTGCTGTATTAGGTGCTGCAATACCACCTGTTTTTAAAGGTGCAAGTGTTCTTTTGGGTAAGGGTTCAGAATCTATTAACAGAAATTTTGGTTTAAATATCCCTATCATTGGAGATATAAATGCACTAGCTGGAAATGTACAAAGATCAGTAAAAAAACCTACTTATTCAATTTATGGAAGAAATGTTGAAACATTAGAAGCAGATGCTGGAACTGTTAAAGGAAAAACAGCTGCATTTATTGGAACAGTATTAAATGTTGAAAAAAATATAGTACAACAAAAATCAACAACAACAGCAAATAAAGATTTTTATAATGCGGTAACTGACGATGTTATTAATCCTATGAATGAAACTATTCAAAAGGGCTATAACAATCTATCATACAAAGATATGAGTGCTGCAAGCATGGCTAAAATTAAAATACAGGTTGACGAGTTAATAAAACAAAACAAAACTAATCCAAATTTTGTTTTGCAAGGAGAAATAAAAGACTTGTATGATTTGCTTATTCCAGTTAAAAAAATAGCAGAAAATAAATCTAAAATTAAGGCTTATAAACAAGCATTAATAGATCATGAAGCAGCACTTGTTGCACACAGAAAAGAAGTAGCATTAATTAACAAAAAAAATGCTGCGATTACTAAAACTAACCTAAATAAGCCTTTTGATTGGGAAGCTGGTGCTCCAAAAAATCAACAATCTTTATTTGAAATTCCTAAAGCTCCTGTTAAACCTCGTGATCCAGGAATTAAAAACCCAGTTACAGAGGCTATGCTTAAATCTGACCAGGTTGATAAAGTATTTCAACAATTAAGAACGGCAATTTATAACCAAAAAGATGGAGTTTTTAAAAGAGGTGATAACTTAACTGCTAACGCTTATGATAAACTTTACAATGTATTAAGAGTAGAACAAAGAAGTGTTTTATCAACTAATGGAGATAAGTTAGCTTGGGATGCTTTGCAAACTGCAACTAGAGATTTTAAAGACACATTAAAAAATTTACCTTTAGGCAAAAAATTTGCAACAGTTTTACATTACAATAAACTTGCTAATAATGCTAAATCTAATGGTAGTCAAGGAAATTATGATGCGTTTACTTTACAAGCACAAGAAGAAGCAGGAAACTTATTAGATTATATAATTAAAAATAAAAATTCATTAAATCATTTAAAACAATTTAAATCTGTTTTACAAAATATAGATAAAAGAACGGGTAATGTAGTTGCTGCTAGATCTGGCGGTCAAGAGGCTGCAATAGCAAAAGAAATGGAAATAGCATTTACAAAAAAAGACTTTCAAAAATTTCCAGAGTTATCTAAATTAGATGGTGTAGAAAATAAAGTTACAAGACTTGAATTCATTGAAAGTTACGCTCAAGAATATACAAAAAAACTAAGGCCAACTAATGAATCTTATGAATCCCTTTTAGGAATTATAAAATCAAAATTAGGTAGAAATCTTGAAACTTCAGGTACAGAATCATTGTCAAAAATATTAGAAAGAGATGATGGTTTTGAACTTATAGGATTTATGTTTCCTGAAATGAAAAACGATTTACTTAATATTAAAAAATTAGGGCAGTATCTTGACAAACATGTAGCACCTAAACATTCACAATCTGTTATTGTAAATATGACTATTGCAAGAGCAGCACAAGATATAGGTAAATCAACTATAGGCGAAAAAGGTTCTGGTCTTGCTGTTTTAGGTGCATTTTTTGGTTTAGATAGATGGAGAAATTTAATTAACAATAAATATTTTCAACAGTCTATGGCTGAAGCAATTAACAATAAAGGTAGAATATCAACTAACACCGCCAATAGATTAAGAGAAAGATTAAATTTTGATGACAAGGGTATTAGAGAGTTGCAAGACGGGATATCTAATTTATTGTTAGTTCAAATACCAGCTATTAAAAATCAAGAAAATATTAAAAGAAAAGCAAAAAGGATGGTGGAGTAAAAATGGCTATGACTAAAAAACAAAAAAAATTATTGTCTGGAATGTTTACAAGTAAAAAAGATGATTATATGCCAGATATAGATTGGGACGAGGATCAAGAATTTGATTCTAATGGTATGCCTATTCCTAAAAGTGAGTCAAAAGTTGTTACAGAAGCAAAACCCAAATCTATGGAATATAGCGAAGAAGAAATATTAAAAGCTGAAGAAATAGCAGATGCAGGTAACGATTGGAAAGCAGAATTAAAAAGAATGTTAAGTTCAATGAATAAAGACAAACCTAAAAAAGAAGAAAAAGGTATGTTGTCTAACGCTAAAGAAGATCAGATTGCCAAAGGTTATCACCAGATGCCAGATGGCTCTAAAATGAAAGACTCTGAAATGGAAGAAGAAGTTAGCACAGATGTAGCTAAAGACTTGGATGATGAGGGTAGAGGTCTTAAAGGTTACAAGCCACCTGTAGATAAGATGAAAGAGGGTTGGAAACAAGTTGAAGGTAGTAATGCTATATCTGTAGATGAAAAGAGTGAGCATTGGCAAACTCAAAAAGGATATGATGAGGCTATTAAAATGTATGGAACTAAACCAGCATGGGTTAAAGAGCCATCTCTTATATATAACCCTAAAACTAAGGAGTATGATCCTATAGAAAAAGAAGAGTTTGTAGATCTTAAACCTAAAAAAAGAATAAGTTTATAATGGATTTCTTAGAAAACTTAATGGATAAACATCCACTAACTAAATTAGAAGGGATGCTTTTACCTGCCACAAAATATCTTGATGATGTTCTTACTCATGGCACATCTATTACGAAAGAAGATTTTTCAACATCAACATTATCTTTACTTGAAGATATAGTTAGAAATGAGGGTGTTGGATCTATTGATCTTAAAAGGGATCAAAGAATACTTGACACATATGGTAATGGATTTGAAGAAGGCATGGATCATTTAACTAAACCTTATGGTCAACTTAGAAATACTTTAGGTCAATTTGATATAACTCAAAACAACCTTGGCGAATACATCTTAACTGATACTTATGATTGGAGTGATGATTACAAAAATAGGGGTTATACAGGTGATACTTTAAATGTATTAGGCAAAATTGCTTATGAACATGGTGGAACTAAAGAGGGTGAGGGTAAACCTTATCAAATAAACCTTGGAACATTAATGAACCAAGGCATGTTTAAAGACACCAGGCCTTAATTAAATGGACTCATAGGAGGGTGCGGAGGTAATCTCTTTTCCTCTTCTTTTTCTATAGTTTGCATACACCATCCTCACAATCATCATCCGATACTGATATTATATACTCATGTTGATTTAATTTAACTTGTTTCTTTATAGGGTTAGCTAGGTTTCCTACTGTAAATTGTTGTAATAGATTTTCATAACTTCTTATTTCACATCTTTTAAGATACTTGTTGTAAGCATCATCAAACTTTATACTTAATATTTTTGCTCTTGTTGCATAATCTATTGCCAATGCCTCACATAATTCCACCCTTGTCATTTGTACTATCTCCTATGATTTTCATATTAAATTTGATACATGGCTGATCGCTATATATCTTTCTTGCACTAATTTCTACGATCTGCCGATCATCTACATAAACTACTTCATTTAACGAATCAAAAATTGCTTTGAGGTAATTATCTACATCTGCGTTATTGTCGCAATACTGTCCATTCTTGGATTCTTTTTTTTTCTTAGACCAAGACTTAGGCATACCAATAAAGAAGCCTATATCGACATCCAGCAAACTCTCAGAGGGTGTAATATCCATTACACTTGTTAGTGCCATCATGTCTTTCTTAAATTGGGTGTATTTCTTAGGGTAGTAAGTCGACCAACGAGTAACTCTTGGTCTGGAGGCTGGACAAGGATTTATGTCAAATATAATCCTCATAGTGTTCACCTCTTAGGTTGTCTATATCTTGTATTGCAAGTGCTAAATGTATTCTAATCTGCACATCTCTTGATCCATCTCCCTCTCGTGCTATTTCAATAGCATCTCGAAGATGTTCTGCAATTGTATCTAATGTATCATGTCTTTGTTGTTTATGTCTTAGGCTCATTTTTAATCATTATTTGATAATCTTCATTTCTAGGTAAATTTATACCCCATTCACGAGAAAAATAACTATCAATATCCATTAAAAATTGAACAAATTCTATAACGGTTAACTCTTTAGTAGACTTGTCTTTATCTCCTAAAAATTGTAAAGCAAGATCTTCTTTACATTTTTGTTTACTTTCTTCACCTTGCTCTGTTCTTATTATGTCAACCCATTTATGGTAAAGCCTATTTTGAGCATCACTTCTTTTGGGTTTTCCTTCAACAATTGATATTGTAGCTATCTCACAGTCAGGATTATTATTAAAAAAGGTTTTAGATAAAGATCTAAATGTTTCTTCTTTAGGTTTACTTCTGTAAATTACTCTGTGTACACTCATTGTATCATATCAATTAATCTTTGGAGATAAAATTTTGCTTTTTTTAAATCTTCCACGCCATTCTTGAACCTGTGTCTACAAACATATTTAAGTACATTAGATTCTAAGTATGGGAGATCTTGATCAATAATAAAATCTATGACTTCAATCTTACCTTGTTTGTAATGAGAGGGGTTAATAGGATCATCAACCCCCTTTGTTTCTTTAGCCACCAATCCATCCCATGACTAATGCAACAACAACAATACCCAAGAATATTGTTAAACTTCTATTCTTTAAAACTTTATCTACTAACTCTTTTATTTCTTCCATACTTCTCTCCTTAATTATAACAAGATAGGGTACTCAATTATACCTGGGGAATATTGGAGTAAAAAACCCAGGTTGTAAGCAATAATTGAAGTGATCATGCTTGTCAGCATAAAATATTAGAAGTACCCTAACTTCTTATAACTCTTGTTCCAACATTATAGGCTTATCACCCAACCAACCTATACAACCATTTGCCTCAATTGGTTCGCAAGTAAGCTGTTGCTGTTGTTCTTTTTGCATCTCTTTTAATTGACTACACCCACTAAGCATCATCACAACAACGGCTAGTGGTATTAACATAAAGATTATTAATGTTTTATTCATTTTATAAGTTTTAAGATTAGTATTTTAACATTTATAGATGGTACTAATATGTATTTTATATATGGAATAAAAATGTATTTTATCCATACAAGTGCAAAAAAAACTGGAATTGGTCTATCGGCCTCTTCTGGAATCTTTTCTTTTATATTTAATTTTTCATCAAATTCAATTTTCATTTAATTAATCCTTTCTCGTGCATTATTTTTTGTGTTTCAACAACTGCAAAAAACATTTCTTCAGATATATTAATACCCTCTGGTGTTGGCTTTCTTCCATCATAAATATCATGACAATTTAAGCACAGATAAGCACCATGTATGTCTAATGATTTTAACCCCATGCCAGCACCATTTAAATGTGCCAGCACCACAGTTTCTCGATCAGGCATACAACCTTGTATTCTCATTGTACAAGCCTCACCTCTTGCCGACTCTCTAATTTTTTTACTTCTACTCTTTGCCATAAAGGTTAATCTCTATATCAGAAAATCTTGAATAATTTCCATCAAAATCACATTTAACAAATCCTATCTGCCCCATTCTATTCTTAGCAACTATCAATTCAGCTTGCCCTCTATCAGGTGAATCATCATGATAATAATCATCTCGATAAACAAACATGATCATATCAGCATCTTGCTCGATCTCACCAGAGGAGCGTAGGTCACTCATAAACGGCCTTTTATTCTCTCTCTGCTCTACCCCTCGACTCAACTGAGAAAGTAGAATTATGGGTATCTCAAGGTCTTTAGCAAGGTATTTTAACTCTCTAGTAATGTTACCTAGTTCAGAAACCTCTCTACCTTTATCATACTTCATAATTTGTAAATAATCTATGAGTATTATATCAATTTTTTTGTCTGAATTAAGTTTTTTTGCAGTAGAAAAAATGTTTTTTACTGATAATCCTGACTTGTCAATAATATTCATGTTCTTATTACCAGCTTTAGCCAAACTTTCATAGAAATTTGTTTGTTCATCATCATTTAGACTGCCCTTTTCCACCTTAGTTAATGGAATATTGCTATCACACGACACCATTTTCATCATTAGTTGCACTTGGCTCATCTCTAATGAGAAAAATAACACATTTTTAGTGGTGCTTAAATGGTTTGCTATGTTTAAAGCAAGAGTTGACTTGCCCATTGATGGCCTACCCGCTAAAACATTCAATGATCCAGCCCTAAATCCACTTGTTAGTGCATCTAATGACTCAAAACCACTAGATAAGCCAGTACCATGCTCGTTAACATTGTCAATATACTCAATAGTCTTTCCAACAATGCTTTTCATTGAGTGTTCTGACTGATCTGATAGTTCACCCTCTAAAGTTTGTATCTGATCTATTGTTTCTTGGTAGTTATCATACTCAATCTTAAACTTTAATTCTTCAATTGAGTTTTTAACTCTACAGGTGCGAATGTGGTTAGCATAAACACCAATATTGTTAGTGCTTAATGATTCCTCTAGGAGAGTTGCCAAAAAAGGAAAGCTAGTCCACTCTCCACTATGATCCCCACCCATGTCTATCCAATTTCTTAAATGAAGTGCATCAACATGCTCATCTTCATCAGTCATTTCTTTAATATAGTCAAACAGTAGGCCTAAATTCTTATCAGAAAAATCTGAAGATATTAAACCAGTACCCAATACTTCATCTAAGCATGGCTCAAAAAGTAAGCCACCTATTACTGCTCTTTCAGAATCTCTAGAATCGGTCTTGCTCTTTAACTGCCTGTGTAGTGTTTGTGTTTTCATATTTTTCTCCATTGGTTGTCATATTATTTTCCATTTCATCAGGTGTTGGGTGATTTTCTTCTTCCACCTCACCATCTTCTTGCATCTGTGCGTGTATCTCGCTATAGTAACCCATATTAATCTTCCTCCTCTATTTCATCTAAATCACAATGTTCTTTACAATCATAACATATATCGCCATGAATTACATCAGCACCACAACAACTACTAACAAATCCATATTCAAAAAAATCTTCAGGATAACTCATACTCATACATTTCTCCAATTAAATTCCTCGCCATATGGCTTGGATTCTTTAGCCTTACTTTCACCCATCATCTCCCAGTTACGATTGTTTATAAAGGTTTGTAAATGAGGGATAAATCTTTTTTCTGTCGCATTAAAATCTAATTTCACTAAAGATAAAATTGGTAGAATATCTTTCCAATCCTTGTGCTTTTTAATAAAATTATTAAATTCGGTATCTGAACCTCTCTTTTTTCCTAAGTATCTAATCCTAAAATCTTCAAACAATTTTTTATCTTCAACAGATACTATCTCTTTCTCTTTAGGAATCTCTTTCTCTTTAATGTCGGTATGCATTTCCGTATGTACGGAACTCCGTAAGTACGGAAAAGCGTATATGTGGAATTCATTACTAGTAAACCTATTCTGATCATCTTTAAGCCTTACTACCTTGTACAATCCAGCCTCTCTTAAACACCTCATTGCTTGTAAGTATTTAGATCTGCCAATGTTAAAATAATCTCTTACTTGTTCCTCTAAAACGATCCAATTTTGTGGCTTAGATTGAAGGTAACACCATATAGCTAACGCATCAGGATTATTAATAGATTGGACAACCTCCCTACTCAACATAAAGTAGGGAATGTCAGGTTGATGTGTTTGTAGCTTGTGAATTGGCATTAGATAGATTTTAGCATAAGTTTTACAAAAGGATCAATGTACCAATCTCTTGATTTGATCCAAGTCTTAGTATCAACATAGTCATCACCTTTGTGAACAAGCTCTCTAACACTTCTAAACACATGCTTTGGATCAGTTGATGTATTTAGCCTAGCCCTAGCACAAATAATGCTAGAACCAAGCCTTAGAGCCAACTCATTACAAGTTATCTCTCTACCATCATCTAATGTGTAAAGTCTAACCCAGTAACCTGTTGGTGCTCTTGTATAAACTATGCCTAGTTCAACCTTTGTTTCTCTATCCATAATCAAAATGGCACTTCATCTTCAAATTCATCTACTACTGGAGCATCTCTACCTACATCACCTACTGGTCTTTGATCACCCTCAACTTTAATCTCTCTTGTGTAGACTTTAAGCCATGTGCCATACTCACTTTTATTAATGTAGCCTGATAGTTTCCATACCTTGCCATTTTCATCTCTAAAAGTGCCATAGTATGACTCTCTCTTGTTATCTTCTTCAGATCCATCATTCGTTTTGAATTTACTTTTAAATAAACTTCCACTTGACGGTTTGTTTTTATCTTCAGTCATTATATTTTCCTTTAGTTAAAAAAGGGATCTTATCGTAGACCCCAAGAACGCCCTTAATTAATTAATGCAAGGAAGTGGTATATGAAGCCACCCTGTTTAAAAAACAGTACATTAATCTTGGTAAGAGTACCAATAAATAACCATATATTTACTTCTTAAACACTTGTTCGTAATAGTCTACCATAGAAATATATTTAGAGGTTTCAATTAATTCCCCGCTATCATTTCTAGTCTTATCATCAAGCCACTCCCATATATCATTAGCTTTATCGAGATCACCATCTTTCTTGGCCTTGTCAATCTTTCCTTTAATCTCGTTAATATGCTCATTCCATGATTGGGTTTGAGTCTTGGTTTTAGTTTGTGTTGCTCGTTCACCATCATCATCATGAACCTCAAGAGAGAACATGCTCCAGAGTGCATATCTTCGATTGTAAGTTATTGAACTGCCTAGCGATTGGCTGTCCTCTTTAGCCATTACTAACCTAATATTAGATTCAATAAATTCTTCAGGGTGGTTTACAAGATATACTCTAGTGTTTAATAAATCAACACCATCTATATATTGGACTGTTTGAACATAACCCATACCCAATTCGTATAAAACTGGCTTAATTGTATCGATTATGTTGTTAATGTTAGCGTATTTGTAACTTAGGAATTCGTTCTTAGAGGTTCGCTCCACTTGATCCACTTTACCCCTAAAATCCATCATAGCTTTCCATATTGTTGGTTTAGGTGATGTAGACCAAGCTAAGTTACTTGCGTTTTCAGTATCTAATTTTTTTGTCATATCATTTCCTTTTTAAATAAAGAAATTTAATTATACCATCATTAGATCCAAAAATTCATATATAATCTAGTTTCTTATAACAAAAAACAAGGAAATATTATGAAAATAATAATAGATGCACCGACTAAAGAACTAGAAGATGCAATGCGTGATAAACTTTTAAATCACTTTGACGAACAAGAAGCCTTAAAAGAAGCAATGAAACGGTCTTACAGAGATTTTGATGAAGATCCTGTATATTTAAAGGAGGAAGAAAAATGAGTACAACTGAATTATTATCAGAAATTAGCGGTCTTGAAGATGATGTAGAGTCGCTTAGAATCATTAATTATTCTTTAAAGTCTGCTATACAAGAGTTTGAGAAATTTTTAATTAGCTACAATGTAATAAGTGCCGTAGAAAATAGAGAGTTTGATAAATTACAGGAATTAATTAGAGATTGTCTTGCTGATCCCATACCGCAAAGTAGGGGGATAAAGTAATGTATACAGTATGGGTAGGTGGTACAGAAGTTACAGACAATTATGTTGATTTTGAACAAGCAAAAACAATTCATGATTCCTTTAAAGAAAATGGACATAACGATATTATTGTCCAGTTTGAAGAAGTTGATCCTGATGCTCAAACTGATAGAGAGGTTCAAACCGAGCATTGGAATAGTGAGAGGTTATCAGAATGATTGATACTGAAGAATTAAGTTTTGAACAAAGGTTAGGAAAGGTATATGTGAAACAAAAACACAGTCAATCAAAGGATTTGTATCTGTTAGTTCAATCCCAATCGGATTTAATCGAATTAGTTGGTGAGTTTACTAAATTTGTTGATGTTATGATCGAGGGATTTAACCCCAAGATGGTTAGTGAGGAAAAATTTGAAATAGTGGTTAAGTTTATTAACTCTTTAAAAGATGTGCCAATCGAAAAGCATATTGTTTTAAGAAATAAAATTGTGGATAAAATATCGAAAGCCACGAAAGAAATGGAGAGAAAAAATGATTGATAAAATAATATCTTATGCGGTCTTGGTGATGGTTATGATCTGTACCGCTTCTTCGATCTATTTCGTTTTGTTTTTGGAAGCCCTAAGAAAAGGTTGGTTAGTATGAAAATTAATACTAATTATTAGGGGAGGATAAGATGAAATGAATTAAAAAATATCAAATAAACAAAAAGGTTCTTCATTGAGCCTTTTTTTTTGCTATAATAAATGCGTGATCAATTGGATCACTACACAAAAGGACAATAATATGATTGATAAAATAAGAAAACAAGGTGCTGAAGATATTGTGAAAGCAGTAACAAAGAATATGTATGAATTAAGTGATAAATACGCAGTAGCAGTAACAACACCTTTCGCTGATCTTAGAGCGTTAGAGCGTAGGCATGATGCAATGGAAAAATTACTTGTTGAGATTATACAAACCTTTGATAGTCAGCTATATAGTGATGTTCAAAATACAGACAATCCAGTAGGTTTTTTAAGAAATAAAATTGATAATTTATTAAACAAAGGAGAATAATATGATTATAGAAGGACTAGACAAAGGCCAAACATTTATATGGGAATGGCAATACAGGACGCTTGGCGGGTTTGATTCAACACTTGCTGAAGCACTTTCAAAGGCTGATGGAGGTAACAGGGATAAACTTAGAAAGGGTTATCCTGAATACGCTGATGCTATGGATAGTTTTCAAACTGATAGTGGCTGGTGGCAGAGATGCCAAGATATAGTCAAATGGTTTGAAACCAATAAAGAACAGGAGGCCATATCATGAAGAAGATTCCATTATTCACACCATTTAAAGATGTTCAGCAAGGTATGGACGCTTTAATTAAAGCTATTAATAAAGTTAAAGATGATTCAGCCAAAGTAGAACTAGCAGTTATTTATGGTTGTCTGGGCAGTACACTTAATGAACAATTAAAGGAGAAAACATTATGAGAGATACTAACGATTACAATTCAAAATTACACTTACTTTTTGATCTATGGGATTCAGGGGATTTAAGATTTAAAGATGCTGACTCATTTGTTGATCATATAGAGCAACATATTAATTTCTCAATGGAACTGGCGATATCGATTGCTGAATATAGGG